AAAAGCTACCGTTTGAAGATGTAGCTTTTCCTAGAGGTTGTAAAGGGCTAGCAAAGTATAGGGATGCAAGTTCAATATACGCTAAAGGTACTCCTATACACGTACGTGGAGCATTAATGTTCAATAATCTAATTAAGGAAAGAAAGTTAGATAGATTTGTTCCTGTACAAGAGGGTGATAAGGTTAAGTTTTGTTATCTTAGATTGCCTAACCCAATACGAGAGAATGTAATAGCTGTTCCTAATACCTTACCTAAACAACTTGGCCTAGATACATATATCGATTATGATACACAATTTGAGAAGTCTTTTCTCGAGCCAATTAAAACTATAACTGATTCTATAGGATGGCGAATAGAGAAACAGCACACACTGGAGATGTTCTTTGGCTAACTCAGATTACAACTTCGATTTTGGTTTTAGTGTTGTTGATGAAAATGAACTAGATGTTCTTCAACAAGCTAAAGCTGATCTAGAACAAACTACAGAAGAAGCGATCGACGCGCAAGATAGACTTAATAAGTTATATAATATGATAATGCCGCTCCTAAACAATCTGGCTAAAAACCCAGAAAAGGATTATATATTCTGGCCAAAACGGCTCGAAAAAATAGAGCAGTTTAGAGATGCATTAGATAAGGTTTATAATGGTAGTTGAATTATACCCATATATGGTATATAATAATCCGAAAGGAGATTCATAATGAGTAATTTTTTCCGTGATTTAGTTGAAGATATTAAGGATGAAGATACAGCTATAGCTGCTGATGGCGCTGGTAGTGCTGAATTTACTGGCACTATCGATACCGGTTCTTATATTTTAAATGCTGCAATTAGTGGTTCTATTTACGGTGGGGTACCTAATAATAAGGTAACTGCTTTTGCCGGTGAATCAGCAACTGGTAAAACTTTCTTCGTATTAGGTATTGTTCAAAACTTCCTAGCTAATAACCCCAATGCTGGTGTAGTGTATTATGATACTGAAGCTGCTGTAACCAAAGATATGATGGAGAAGCGCGGTATTGATACTAACAGGGTTATTATTGCTGAGCCTAACACTATTCAAGATTTTCGACACCATGCTTTAAAAGTAATTGATGCTTATGAGAAACAATCTAAAGATCGTCGTCCTCCGATGATGTTTGTTCTTGATTCACTCGGCCTTTTATCTACTACTAAAGAGCTAGAAGATACCGCTGAAGGTAAAGAAACTCGCGACATGACAAAGGCACAACTTATCAAAGCTACGTTTAGAGTACTAACCCTCAAACTAGCTAAGGTAAGAGTTCCTATGTTGGTTACCAACCACGTTTATGATGTCGTGGGTGCTTATATACCAATGAAGGAAATGGGCGGCGGCACTGGGCTTAAGTATGCCGCTTCTACTATCTGTATGCTGACTAAAAAGAAAGATAAGGATGGCACTGACGTAGTAGGGAATATTATTAAAGCGAAATTATATAAGTCTAGATTAACTAAGGAAAATAAGGACGTAGAAGTACGACTATCGTTCTCCAAGGGGCTTGATCGTTATTACGGGCTACTTGAACTGGCAGAAAAATATGGAATAGTAAAAAAAGTCTCTACCCGAATTGAACTGCCGGACGGGACTAAAGCTTTTGCTAAGACAGTATATGATAATCCAGAGGAATATTTTACTCAGGATTTACTCAAACAGATTGATGACGCTGCTAAGAAAGAATTTATGTACGGTGAAGATGAAGGATCTATTTCCAATACCTCTACTCCACGAGAAGATTACTCTACAGAAGAGTGATCTTTATAATCAGATAAAAGAAGCTAGAGCAAAGAAAGACCCAGGCAGACACGGGTATACTTCCTATTTCGATAAAGGTAAAGAAATGGAAGGGGTTGATTGGAGCGAGCTAAAAGAAAAGATTTACTCGTCCAGTAAGGCCTATTACAGTACTGTAATACCTCAAGGTAAATGGCCTAAAGTAAAAATACACGCCTGGTGGAACCTGTACGGGGCAGATAACCATCATTGCTGGCACGCCCATAGCAATGCTTTATTTGCCGGGTCCTATTATGTGTATATGGATGAACTTTCTGTACCTATAGAGTTTAAAAATCCTTTAGAGTCATTAATTTATAGCTGGCATCCTAAATTTGGATTAGGTACTAGATGGGCTCAAAACCTTTCATTACCTACAACTACAGGTGATCTATTAATATGGCCGGCCTGGATGGATCACAGTGTACCAAAGCAGAGCGACCTATCACATAATTTAAGATGCACCATTTCATTTAATGTTATTATTGATTCAGTTTCCGGAAGATATTATTAATGAGTATTGAAAAACAAATATTTGCAGGCCTACTTAATAACGAAAATTATGTACGGCGTACTATTCCTTATATTAATGAGGAATATTTTACAGATAACATTCATAAAAAACTCTTTAAAGTAATTAAAACTTACTTTGACAAGTATAATGCTCTCCCTTCTAAGGAGGCAGTCAAGATAGAGCTAGAGAATGTTAGTGGGTTATCTGATGACAGCGTTAAGGCAGCTGCCAATGCTGTTGATGAACTAGAGTATTCAGAAAATACAATCGAATGGCTTACAGACGCAACTGAAAAGTTCTGCCAAGAAAAAGCAATTTATAATGCCATCATGGAGTCCATTAAAATTATGGATGGATCCAGTAAGCATGATAAAGGTATGCTACCGCAGCTACTATCTGATGCTCTGTCCGTGTCTTTTGATACACATATCGGTCACGACTTTATCGACGATTCTGATGAAAGATTTAAATTCTATACAGCAAAAGAAGAAAAAATACCTTTTGATATAGATTACTTTAATCGCGTAACTAAGGGTGGTTTATCTAAGAAGACTCTTAATATTGCACTAGCCGGCACCGGTGTGGGTAAATCTCTGTTTATGTGCCATTGTGCAGCTGCTAATTTAATGGACGGTAAAAACGTACTTTACATTACTCTAGAAATGGCCGAAGAAAAGATTGCCGAACGTATCGATGCAAACTTACTTAACGTAACTATTGATGAACTAAAGATGCTTCCTAAGGATGCATACGATAAGAAAATAGAAAGGGTATCAACTAAGACAGGGGGTAAGCTAATCATTAAAGAGTACCCTACCGCCAGTGCGCATGCCGGTCATTTCAGGCATCTACTTAATGAACTTAAATTAAAGAAAGGATTTAGACCTGATATTATCTATATTGATTATCTAAACATCTGTAGCTCAGCCAGGCTAAAAGGTGCTGGTGCTAATTCTTATATGTATGTCAAGGCTATTGCTGAAGAGCTAAGAGGGCTGGCTGTTGAATATAATGTGCCTATCGTCAGTGCTACTCAGACTACTCGTGCCGGATTTACTTCAAGTGATATCGGGCTAGAGGATACTTCTGAATCGTTCGGTTTACCTGCTACTGCTGATTTTATGTTTGCTATTATATCAACTGAAGAATTAGAAGATCTTGCTCAAGTAATGATTAAACAGCTTAAGAATAGGTACTCTGATCCTAACTTTAACAAACGATTCGTAGTAGGGATAGACAGATCTAAAATGAGACTATATGATGTTGAGCAAAAAGCCCAAGCAGACATAGTAGAAGATACACCTGTGTTTGATAATACAAAGGCAGGTCAATCGCTCAAGTCAAAATTCGACGATTTCGTATAATTGCCTTTTTACTTATAATAGTATATAATACTACTATTATGAATATATTTGTTCTCGATAATAACCCTCGTATTTCAGCAGAAATGATGTGTGATAAACACATCGTTAAAATGATTATTGAATCATGTCAGATACTATCTGCAGTAGTAGATAATAGATACAATATTAGTTTAACTGACCGTCCGTCAGTAGCTCATAAGCTTCCTCAGTATCCTAAAGCCCATGTTAAGCATCCATGTACGATTTGGGCAATGGAGTCTTCTGCTAACGCCGATTGGCTCCTAGAGCATCTTGTAGGTTTAGTAGATGAGTTTAAAAAACGTTTTCCGAGAAAAGAGCATAAACTTAGTAATACATACTTAATGTATAAACATTTGTTTACCAATTGTAAGTTTCCGTCTGCAACACTAACTCCTTTTGTACAAGCAATGCCTGCTCCTTACAAAACGGATAATGCTGTACATGCGTACCGTAATTATTATTTGATGGATAAAACATTTGCTGCCTGGAAAACTACACCACCTGACTGGTTTATAACAGGTAAGGCTAAAATCCTAAATATGGTTAGAGAGCATACTTCCTCTAACTAATACATGGAAACTCCTTCTTTTATAGAAATATATCCTAACGCACTGTCTTCTGAGTTCTGTAACAGAGCTATAGAAATGGTCGACACAGTATGTGCAAGGTATACAGCTAATAATAGAGGTATAGGTATAGTAGATAAGGAGGGCAGAAAAGATATTAGTATTTTCCCCTCATTGTTTGAATCACTCACCCCTTTAGTATCTACTATTGAGAGTACTGTTGAAAAATACTGGTATGAGTATACTTCTAAATATAAAATGTCTGAAAGACTTTCTTTTATAGACCATTTTGATAGCACAGTAAAAATTCAAAAGTCTTCTGCAGGGGGCGGCTTTACTAAGTGGCACACAGAGCACGGCTCTACAGAGTCATCTATGGGTAGATTTGCTGTCTGGATGTTCTATCTTAACGATGTTGATAAGGGCGGCACTACGGACTTTAAGTATTACAATCTTAGTGTTAAACCTACACAGGGTACACTATTAATATGGCCTGCTTCTTTTACCCATATGCACAGGGCCTCTCCAGACCTTCAACAAGACAAATATATTTCTACCGGTTGGTTTAACTTAAATCCAAAATTTACTAAAAGAAACGTAAATGAACGTAATTAACGGTATAGGTCGTCAAGAGACTCAAAAGCTATTAGAAATTATAGCTCCCTATACTTTTGAGATTAAACAAACTACTTCTAAAAAAACTACTTTAGTAGTAAAATGTGCCAGGGAAACAAGAAAAGAAACCCGTAAAGAAATAGAAGCTAAACTAACAGCTTACAATATCCCTTGGCAAGGATCAATACAAGGCGGGTCGACCGGCTCAACAAGAATATTTTATTTAAATCATGAAGTAGTTATACTCTATAAACCAGTTTCTGGTGGTATGTCTGAAACTACTCTAAACTCTACTATTACAGAGTTAGCGCCATGTCTGGCGTTTATGGGTGGTAAAAAGTCTTTTCTAAACGCATCTGCTTTTCATGAATTTCTATTGACTACTAAAGACAGAAGTCTTGGAGTGTATCTAGGGCAAGATAAAGTAGCCGGTAATTTGTTTATCGATACTATGCCCTCTTCGTCCAAGTTTGAGGAAAAAATGGACAATGCCCAGGCCGTCCTTGACTATCTTAATAAACTTGATAGCGAATCTAAAATTAAACAGCTTTATTGGGGATATCGTTTAAAGCCTCCCGGTGTGCCTACTAATCACAAAGGAGATATTTTTGTTGAGTTTGTTAATGGAAGGATGTTAGGTGTTTCACTTAAGGCAGGCGGGGTTGCAACTTCGGAACCTCAACTTAATACTTATGTCAATACATTCTTTAACGATCTTAAACGAGAAAAAGAAAAAGAAGAATTAAAAGAAAAAGTTTATACAGAAGTGCATGAAAAGATAGGTCTATCTCGTGACTGGCAAACTAGACCTAAATATGTAGAGGCGACGCAAGCTATTGAAAATTTAAGACTTAATGATGACTCGGCATACAACAACCTGTATAATCATATGCTTGAATTAATAAGGGATTCAGTTATTAATCAGGCTAATAAAAACTCAAGTGATATTTTAAATTATATTAGAGAGAAGATTATTGGTACCAGCGACGACGTACCTCTTGTAATTGTAAAGGCATATGGTAAATCATATAAGTTTGTTACAGATGAGGATGCGTTATCTGCCTATTTACCTAAGGTAAATAATGTGCATGCATATAAATCTATGGGTTCAAAGCAAGACTGGTTTATTGATTTGATAGCCTCTCCTATGGATAAATTAACGTTAAAGATGTCTATCAGAACAAACCAACCAATGCCGTTTAATAAGATAGCTCAGGGATTTAATCTAGCAATTAAGTATACCGGTATAAGACAATGAAAAAATTTACTCAACATTTAGAAGAAGCCAAGAACGTTCATATGGAACATTTAGAAGACAACGTTCTTAACAGGGGAGTTGTAGGAGCTAGAGAGTCGATCAATTTTTTGCGCTCTCTAAGAGATGCTCTCTCTGGTCACTCGAGCGCTAAAGTTAATGCCACTATTAAATGGGACGGAGCGCCTGCTATATTCGTAGGTAAGGACCCTTCTGACGGTAAATTCTTTGTGGCTAAAAAAGGTATTTTTAATAAAAGCCCTAAGGTGTATAAGACACCTGCTCAGATAGACGCAGACACATCAGGCGATCTTTCTATTAAACTTAAGACAGCTCTTAAGTATCTAAAAGATATTAATGTAGAGGGGGTCCTTCAGGGTGATCTTTTATTTACCCAGGATGATTTAAAATTATCTAATATAGATAATGTAAACTATATTACCTTTCACCCTAATACTATTGTATATGCTGTGCCTGCTGATTCAACTTTAGGAAAAAAGATTAAAAGATCAGCTATAGGGGTGGTCTGGCATACACACTATACAGGGGACTCCTTTGAAACTATGAAAGCTTCTTTTGGAGTAAATATTAAATCATTAGGTGAATTAGATAAAGTCTGGATGATAGATGCCGATTATGAAGATGTATCAGGGTCTGCATTAATGACCCAGGCCGAAACGTCTCTCTTAGATACCCATCTAAAAGCATGCGGCAAGACATTTAGGTCTATTTCTGCCGCGTCACTCAACGCAATTTCAAATAATGAAGATCTTCTTACCTACATAAAAACTTACCATAATAGTAAAATTAGAGCTGGCCAGGAAATAACTAATCCTACTTCACATGCAAAAGGTCTAATTGAGTGGCTACTAGACAAAGAAGAAAAAGAATTAGAAAAACGTAAGACAGAAAAAGGTAAAAAACAATTTTCAGACTCTTTCAAACCTATCAAGCAATGGATGGCTAACACCCCACTCACTACTATTGCAAACATTTTCGAATTACAAATGCATATAGTTAGTGCAAAAAAGATTATTATTAAAAAAATGAACCAAGCGGCTAAGTTAAAAACGTTTCTTAAAACAGCTGATGGATTTAAGATCACAGGCGAGGAAGGGTACGTAGCTATTGACCATCTTTCAGGAAATGCTGTTAAACTAGTAGACCGATTAGAGTTTTCGTACTCTAACTTTAGTCCGGATATTATTAAAGGGTGGCAAAGTGACCAGCGCAGAGGGTAGTTTAAACGTCATAACAAAAGACGTTCCAAAAGAACTAATTAGATACTTAGGTCCTTCTATTCAGTGGTTGGAAGTAGATTCAGGTGGGTGGGGCAATTACAGGCCAGACGACAAACGTAAAG